GGGGGTGACCGGCGCGGCAGGTGCCGCCACCGGGGTGCTGGGAGCCACCGCGCCAGCGGCCAGGGCGGCCGGCACGTTGCGGTAGCGGGAAAGGTCAAAACGCTGCGCGCTGGCCGCAATGGGCAGCGCGGTGGTGACGGCATCGACAAAGCCTGCGGCCAGGGCCTCGGCGGCGGTGTACCAGTGGTCTTTGCCGTCCGTGAGCAAAGCCATGACGGCCTCATTGCTCTGCCCGCTCTTGGCGGCGTAGCTGGTGGCCATGGCGCTGGCCCAGGTGTCAAGCAGGTCGGCCGTGGCGCGCAGATCGACCGCGTTGCCGCCCACCACCGTCCACGGGGCGTGGACCATCATGGTGGCGTTTTCAGCCATCTCCACGGTGTCGCCGGCCAGCGCGATGAGGCTGGCGATGGACAGGGCCATACCGTCCACCACGGTGGTGGTGGCGGCCTTGTGGCGCTTGATGGCGTTGTGGATGGCAATGCCGTCTGGCACGCTGCCACCCATGGAGTTGATGCGGATGGTGACCTGTTCGGCATCGAGCGCGGCCAGGTCTTTGACGAACTGCGCGGCGCTGACCGTCTCGGCCCACCACGATTCGCCAATGTCGCCGTAGATGAAGATCTCGGCAGCCGACATGGCCCCCAGCGCCGCAGCCGCCACGGCGCTGCGCTTGCGGATGCTGTACCAGGGAGCGGGAGCGGCGGGCTGGGTCATGGCGGTTGGGTGGCTGCTGCTGTTGAATGAAGAATCAATGGGGTGCAGTCTCTGCGCTTGCGCGTCCACTTTTTAGGGGGGAAACTGGACTATTTGCGGGCTGTTGCATGCTGATGCGTGCGGGCGTGAAAAAGCCCGCGCGGGGCGGGCTTTGGGTGTGGGTGGATCAGGGCTTGAAGATCAGCAGCAGGTCTGAGTGCTCGCGCTGGCGACGGGTTCGGTGGCGGCGCAGCGGCGGCGCCGGGCTGATGATCCTGCGCCGCCCCCGGCCATCGCCCAGGTAGACAGACGCAGGCTGGGCCGGCTGCACGGGCGCGGCGCCAAACGCCCCCCAGGCGGCGCCAAAGGCGGCGCCCCATGCCTTGCCCCAGGCGCTGGCGGCGGCCATGGGTCACGGCCCCCAGGGGTCGGCCTCGGTGCCGGCGCCCGCGATGGTCTGGCCTTTGATTTGCACCGTGTTGACGGGAATGGCGGTGGCGTTGAGCGCGGCCAGCACCTGGGCGGTGATGTCTTCGGCGGTGGGCGCTTCGGCGCTGGTGAGGGTGCGCGAGACGCTGGCCCAGACGGCGGCGCCCAGCGCGGCGTAGTCCACCCCGCCGCTGGCGGCGCTGTTGAGCTTGGCGCCCATGGTGCCCGCCTCTGCAAACTGCGCGGCGACGGATGACCAGACGGCCCCGGCGATGCCGTCGCTGGTGAGGATGCTGCTGTCTACGGTGCTGCCGCTCAGTGCCCCGATGGCGTAGGGCGTGAGCGCGCCGGTGACGGCGAAGCTGGCGGCGGCGGTGCGCGCGGGCGGTGCGTCGTTGGCCGGCAGGATGCTGGCGGCCATGGCAATCAGGAATGAGGCGGAGCCCTCTGCGCTGGCCTCGGCACCCAAATCAGCGCTGGTCGTCAGGGTGAACGAAGCAGCCCCGATGGCGCCCAGCGAGGCGGTCAGCAGCGGCGCGTTGGGGGTGAAGGCGAACGCGGCCGCGCCCTGCCCGCTGCTGATCAGCTGCCCGGCGGCGTTGGCCACGGTGAAGGTGAGCGCCGCGCTGGCCGGCGACGTGACTCCGCCGACGATGGCCCCGGCGCCCGCCACGTCGATGCGCGTGACGTTGCGGCTGCTCATGCCCCCGGCCGTCTTGGGCAGCACCCAGGCGCTGGGCGACAGGTGGCCGTCGGGCGTGGCGCTCTTGGCGCTGTAGGCGCCGTAGGCCCCGCGCATCATGCCGTGCTTGCTGAAGGCCGAGCGCAGGATGCCCGGCCCGCCGTTCAGGAAGCGGCCGGGCGATTTGTGCAGGACGGAGCCGTTGCCGTGCAGGGCCATGGTTTACGTCCAGCCGAATTCCAGGTGGCCGCTCAGGGGAGATGCCACGGGTGTTGCCGCGCCGGCCAGCATGAGCCAGGCCAGGCAGGCGCCGTCATAAATCTTGGGCATGGAGGCGAACTGATTGACCAGATCGCGCTCGGCGGTGACGCCAAGCGTGGTGATGGGAAGGGTCATCAGCGGCTTGCACAGCACGAGGTTGAGCACGCCCGACACGTAGGAAACGGACAGGTTGAACTGCTGCACCGAGCGGATGCCGGCGTCACCGGCGGCCAACGGCATGAAGGGGCCGAACTTGCCCGCGCCGGTGCCGCTGTAGACGATGCTGGTGACGGCCGCCGCCGTGTTGCCGATGGGCAGGGTGGCGGGGGTGAGGTTGCCGGCGTTGCCCGCGCTGTCGGTGTAGGTGAGGCGGATGTTGGGCGTGGCCGCGCCCATGACGGTGGACGGGGTGATGAAGGCCTGGACGCCCGCGCCATCGGTGTAGCGCGGCAGGGTGACGGTGTTGTTGAGCGCCTGGTCGCCGGTGGTGGTGACGCTGGTGATGGGGTAGAAGCCCAGCAGATCGACCAGCATCAGCACGCAGGGCGCGGTGGTGGCGGCTGCGGTCTGCGCGGCCGCGTTGAGCAGCACCTTGTAGCCGCCGGCCACGTTGCCGCCGTGGGGGATGCCGGTGGCGCCAGCCGTGGTGTCGGTGAGGGCCTGGAACGCGAGGTTGGTGCCGGTGCCCAGGATGGTGTCGGCCGCCGGGTTGCCGCCGCCGCGGAACAGGCTGTACCACAGGCCGGCGGTGTGGGCGGTGGTGGCGAAGGTGCTTTTCTGCCAGTCGGCGCGGTAGCCCTGGCCGAGCACGCTCAGGGCGTTGATGATGCTGTCTTGACTTGAGAATCCGCTCATGATGTTTAGCCCCAGGTGGTTTCGATCACGCCATGGATGGGCGCGCCGGAGAGCGTGCCGTTGGGCAGCGCGATGAAGTTGAGATAGGCGTCGTCCACGATTTCGGGCATGGCGGCCATGTCGGCGAAGTAATCGACCTCTGTGGCGGCATCGATGCCGAACAGGCTGAAGGTGGCCAGCGGCTTGACCAGCACCAGCGCGAACAGGCCCACATCGCCCACGCCTCCGATGGTGACGCTTTGCACCGAGCGCACACCGGAATCCCCGCGTTGAAGCGGCAGGAATGGGCCGTTGTTGGCATAAGCCGCGCCCGCGCCCAGGCTGTGCAGGATGGTGCCGTTGACGAACTGGGTGGACATGGTGACGGCTGGCGTGATGCGCCCGGCGATGCCGTCCTGGTTGGTGTAGTTGACCGTGAAGGTCTGCCCGCCGGTCTGCCCGGCCACCACGACGGGCATCATCTGCACGCCCGCCCCCGCCACATGGCGCGGCAGCGGGGTGGTGTTGTCCATGGCCTGCTCGTCGAGCACGGACTCGTCGATGAAACCGTAGAAGCCGACGTAGTCGAGCAGCTTGCAGGCCAGCGGCGCGGCGGTGGACGTGGGCGTGAGCGCCATCAGCTTGCGCAGGAACTTCTTTTGCCCGGCGGCGTTGACGCCCCCGCCGTGGCGCAGCCCGCCGTCGGTGCTCTGCTTGAGTGGCACGAAGACGTTGGGCGACCCGATGTAGTAGTTGGGCGCCGGGTTGCCGGGCGACATGGACAGATCGAACCAGATGCCGGCGCCGGTGGTCTGCGTGGCCTGCTTGCGGAAGCTGGCGTAGAGATACCGGCCGGCGTCCACGGCGTCGGCGAGCTGGCGGGCGTTGGCAAAGCCGGTCACAGGATCAGTCCGCCGATATGCTCAAGGCGCCGTCTGCGAACTGCGGCTGGATGCCAGCGCTGACGTTCAGCGTGGCGGACAGCGCGCCGCTGATCATCATGTTGACGGCGCCGCTGGCGGTATCGACCACGGCGAAGTGGGTCAATGCGTTGGTGCCGGCGGTGCAGGCGCCGAACTGAATCAAGTTCGCATTGGTGAATGGGTTGCCGCCGCCCGTCCAGGCGGTGGCCTTGGTGAGCGCGACGCGGGCGTAGCCGGTGTAATCGGCCTCGGCGGCCAGGCTGGCGGATTCGGTGGGGTCGGCGGTGAACAGGGCCAGGTATTGCGTGGCGCCGGCCCGGTAGCTGGGGTCGGTGCCTTGCAGGAACATGGCCAGGGCGGCGACTTCGGTGGTGTTGGAGAGGGACATGGATTACTCCGCGTGGTAGGTGGTGGTGGTGCTGACAATCTCGTCGGTGGCGGGGTCGCGCTGAACGGTCTGCACGGCGCGGGCGGGGTGGGTGTTGTTGACGGTGACGGGGGCGGGCTGCACGTCGTTGGTGATGTTGACGATGGGCGCGGCGCTTTCGGCCACCACACTGACGGCCGGCGGCTGCACGTTGACATGGTTGGTGACCTGCGGGGCGGCCGGCTCTGGCACATGCACGTCGATCTGGTTGTTGACCTGTGCCGGCGCCGCGGCCTCCTGGTGCAGGTTGACCTTGACATCCACCGGGCGGGCCGCGCTTTGCGCCACGGCGGCGGCAAAGCTCTGCCCCTGCGCCTGCACCACATCAACCATGCGACCGGCCAGCGCACTGGTGGCGATGGCTTGCGCCTGGATGGCCTGCGCGGACGCGGGATCTGGCGCCACGGGCTCTGCGCTCTGGCCCGAGGTTTCGGAGTGGGCGCCGTCGCTGGTGAAGACCATGCCGCGCTTTTTGGCCTCTTTGCGCCAGGTGTCGGTTTGCTCCAGCATGTCGCGCGGGTTGACGCCACGCTTGCGCAGCACCTCCACTTCGCTGGCGAAGCCGGCGCGGACCAGGGCAGTCCAGGCGTTGGCCTCTTTGAGGGGGTCGATCCACGGCATGGACTGGGCAACAAAGTAGGCGTCGTTCTCAGTGCCGGGCACCACGTCGGCCGGCACGGGGATGGCGTTGCTGAGGGCGGACATGGCCACCCAGCCTTCGTACCAGGGCTGCAGAAACTGGCCGGTGAATTCATCGGCCAGGGTGGCATAGTTGACCCACTGCTCCACCAGCTCCTGGCGCTGGGCGCTTAAGGTGCCGTTGTAGTCTCGCGCGGCGCTGCTGTAGCTGACGCCCACCCCGGCGGCGGTGGCGCGCAGCTGGCCTTGGCGGAAGGTGACAACGTTGGGGTTTGGGCGGTTGCTGTCGATGAGGCCGATTTCTTCGCCGACCTGCAGGCTGTCGATGACCATGCCGGGCGCCATGTTGAGGCTGCGGGCGACGGGGTTGCCGTCGTCGTCGGTCTGGGGGCCGGCGTAGCCGTCAGGGCTGGTTTTCTTGACGTAGGCTGTCAAACTGGCGGCGATCTTGGCGGCGATGCGCTCGCTTTCTTCGTAGTCTTTGATGTCTTCCAGCCGGGTGATGATGCTGGCGAACTCGGTGACGCCGCGCATCTGGCCGATGCGGTCGAGCAGGGCAAGGTGCAGCACTCGGTCGGCCGGGATGGGCTTGACGTCGCCACTGCCGTAGACGCCGTTCATGCCCTCAGACGGGTGGCGCTTGAGCACGAAGTAGGTGATGGGGCGGCCCCAGGCGTTGCGCTCGATGCCCTGGTAGATGCGGTCGCCGTTTTGGTAGCTGTAGGGCACCAGGTCGGGCTCGAACAGTTCCAGGCTGAAGGGCACGGCCCCGCTGTGCGG